CGGCACCTCCTTGATCTAGTCGAGCTGGACGGACCGACGGCACGAGTGCTTCATGGTCGATCCGGCTTCCAGGGTCATGGACCAGGACTGCTCGGCGTACTTGGCCGAGATGCCGAGGTCGTTATACGTAAGCGTATATACGTCAGCGTTCGAGTGGATCGGCATCAGGGCCGTCGTGAAGCTGATCGACTCGTAGACCTGCGAGGCGTCGTAGGCGGCGTTCCTGGCTGCTTCAGTGAGAGTTGCCAGGTCAGGGGCAGTCTGCTCCGCGAGGTACTGCACGATCGTCCGGCCCCGGGACACCGTGGAGGTGACCGAGGACGGGTTGTTGTTTACATATGTAGCGGTAAGCGGAGGTCGGTCCGGGTCCGAGACGACCAGGGTGAAGCTGTTCGGGATGCTGAACAGGTCCAGGGTCTGCTCGGCGTCCGGCAGGATCACCGACTTGTCGTCCGTGGAGTACTCGTACTCGCTGGCCCTGTCGGCGGGCTGGACGTACGGACGGGCCACGGCGGTGCCGTACTCATCGAAGAACAGCGACTCGTAGTTGATCGCGTTCAGCAGCGCGTTGATGATCGTGAGCTTCGGGGTGCCCGGCTCCCACTCCATCGTGGTCGGCAGCGTCAGCGAGGACCGGGTGATGTTCTTGTCCACCTGGGTGCCGATGAGCTGCTCGATCGCGTCCGTGTACACGGAGCCCGCCATGACGGCATATCGATTTGTCACTACGTCGTCACGGTAGATCAGGAGCTGGTCGTAGGCGTCCACGTCCCGGGTGATGGTGCCGGTGTCATTGGCCTTGCGGGTCGGGCTGGTGAGCAGGAAGACGCCCTGGGGCCACTCCACGTACCCGGGGCGGTCGGTGGACGCCAGGTACTGCTGACCGGCCGTGTAGAGGTCCAGGACCTCCTGGGCGGTCAGGGCCCGGTTGAAGACCGACACGTCGTCTATGAGGCCCTTGAAGGCCCCGGAGCCCACCCGTCCCACGCCGACGTAGAACACGTCCGAGGTCGTGATGGGTCCGATCGGGGCGGCGGCCCCGTTGCTCGTGGTGATGCCCGTCAGCGGCTGTCCGTTGACGTAGAGCTTCGGCGTCTGCCCGCTCACCCAGGTGCCCACCACGAAGTAGGACTGGCTCGGGGTGGGGTTGACCGAGGTCGAGAAGGTGTAGGTGGTGCCCCCGGCTGTCGGGATGTCCATGCCGAAGGAGACCGAGGTGGTCCACAGCCCGAGGCCCCAGGAGGCACCGGCGGAGGAGGCGATGAACGATCCCCCGTTGTCGTCGTCCTGGTTGATCCACCCGGCGATGGTGATCTCGTTCAGGCCGTTGAGGATCGTGCCGGTCGAGTTGTTGTACATACGGCTGGTGGAGGAGTTGCCGTCGCCGTGGATCGACAGGCCGCTGTTCTGCATGATCTTCGCGCCACCGAAGGTCATGGTGGTCGTGGCGAGCGTCAGGTCCTTGCCGTACGGACCGATGTCGTGGGCCACCATGGAGGCCGCCGGAGCCGGGGCCTCGTCCAGCCGGTAGCGCAGCAGCAGGTTTGAGGTCAGCCCGGTCATGACGTCGTCGTACATCTTCGGCGGGGGCAGCACGGCCGCGTTGGGCATGTACATACGTACCCAGGGCCGGATCCGGTTGCTGAGGAAGTCGATCGTGCCATCATCGATCACCGAGAACTTCGCGGTCCGCTTGATGTCCGCGAGCTGGTTGTAGTCGACGGAGGCCGAGAGGATGTTGTCGATCTCCTTGATGACGCCGTTGTGGGTGTCCAGCAGCTCGTACCGGAACGTCATCTGGCGCGTGCCGAAGGCCCCCTGGAGCGTCTGGAGGACCTCGTCGCTGGTGTAGCCCATGAGGGCGGTGGGCTGCACTCAGACCTCCTCGGTGTAGTCGTTGCGCAAGACGGTGAAGGTCGCCTGGGTACCGTGCATCTGGTCGGCGAACTTCACCTCCAGCACCACGCCGAAGAAGACCCGGGCCCGGGAGTCCCGGAAGCACATCGTGGTCCGGGACAGCGGCAGGGCCTTCAGGACGGCCACCTCGTCGTACCAGGTGTCGGAGAACGGCACCGTGATGGAGAGGTCGAAGGAGTTGGACTCCGGGTCGCCGAAGTCGTAGACGGGGTACTTCCGTCCGGCGAACTGGAGCGCCGTGGAGGAGACCCCGACGGCCTCGTTGTTGGCCGCCCCGCCGTAGAGGTACTGGACGATCGTGCCCTCGGGGTCGACGGGGTCGTGCATCCAGACGCCCTGAAGCTCAGGGGCCACGGCCGTCTGCGGATCGCTGAAGGTCTGGGCCATCAGACGCTCACCCCCGCCACCTTGTAGTCGTAGGACTGGCCCGACCTCACGGCGTAGTCCTTATACGTACCGTTGTATGGTACCGACCCGATACGTATGTATGAGGAGTCCGGCTCCGAAGTGAGCTTCCGGTACACGTCGTTGTGGTCCACGTCGGGCTCGGAGCCGGTGGAGTCCGGGTTGGTGACGTCCAGCTCGATGTACGTGTCCCCGACGGTCACCGTGAAGGTCGGCTGCATCGGGTTGACGAAGCTGGTCGAGAACGTCCGGTAGCCCGGGTTCGACTCGACGTTGCTGGAGTCCTTGATGGTGATGGACGCCTGGTAGTTGGCGCTCGGGTTCAGGCCGGTCCAGGTGAACGTCGTGGCCGTGCTGGAGCGGTAGCCGCCGTCCGTGGTAACCCCGGTGTCCATGTTGGTGATCTGGGGCCGGTACTGGGCCTGGGTGGCCCCGGAGACGGTCCACGTGATGGCCACCGAGTCCGTGTCGATGACCGTGCCGTCGGTCGCCGGGTTGGTGATGGTCACCGTGGCCGCAGAGACGGTCGAGAAGGCGCTGTAGGCGCTGTAGGAGCCCGCCGAGTCCGCGAGGTCCCAGGTCTTCACCCGCCACTGGTAGGCGACCGCGTTGACGAGCGTGTTGGCCGGGATCGTGGCGGAGCTGGTGGTGCTGGCCACCTTGGCCGTGTCGTAGACGACCACGCCGTCCGAGACCCGCTGGATCTGGAGCTGGTACGCCGTCTGGGAGTCGGCCGTGTTGGCGTCGTTGAACGTCCAGGAAACCGTCTTGGCCACCGTGGCGTTGAAGGTCCCTATGGCCGCCAGGGTCGGGGCGTTCGGCGGGACGTTCAGCGAGTCGTAGGTGGTGAACGTCGTGTAGGTCGAGCCGTTGACGTTGGCGACGTCGACCTTGATGTGGCGCTCGTTCAGCGTTCCACGGGAAACACGGATCGCGGTGTTGGTGCCACTGGTGGTGATCGCCGAGTTGACGACGATCTCCTCGCCGGTCATCTGGTACGTGGCCAGCGAGAAGCCCGTCCGCATGAGCTGCTGCTGGTTGGCGGCGGACAGGTAGTAGTACCAGATCTTGTTGGTGGCCTTGTCATAGATGGCGTCCCAGGTGGTGATGCCGTCGTAGGCCGTGTCCGAGGAGGACAGGGAGCCCAGGACCTGGTTCCAGACGTCGCCGGAGCCCAGCAGGGTGCCGTTCCAGTCCCGGATCTGCACGGTGCCCTTGCCGACCATGGCGAAGCGAGCCGAGTCGATCGGGACCAGCCGGAGCTTGGAGTTGGCGTCTCCGGTGAGCGTGACCGTGGACCCGTAGACCTTGTTCTTGAAGGTGCTCAGGGTCGTACCGGCCGAGACGGTGCCGGTGTTGTTCACCGTGTACGTACCGGCCGCCGTGGTCCCGTTGGCCTGGATCGTCCACATGACGCCCTTGTTGCCACCGTTGGAGATGACGTCCAGGCACGAGCCGGTGTCATTGGTGTACTGGCCGTAGCCCGAGAGCTGGGTGATCCCCATCCAGGACGGGTCCGGACCGGAAGCGGACACGAGCGTCCCGGAGCCCGTCAGGAGCGTCCCGGCGTTCAGGGTGACGTAGCCGAAGTTGCCCGCCTGCCGGTTACCGGCCCGGTGGGAATAGGCCAGCATGATGTGCCCGGAGCCCGTGGTGGCGTGCCAGGCCGCCGCGAAGTTGTTGACCGACCCCTCGGAGTACGCGGGCAGGGCGGCCACCTGAGCGGTCTTCTGGGACCACGTCAGAGTGCCGGTCTTCTGCAAGGTCTTGATGCAGATGTTGTTGGTCGAGCCGCCGGACCGGCCGATCACGTAGATGTTGTCCGACGCGTCCCGGCACAGCGCGAGGTTCTGGAAGGCCGGGAGCGTCCCGAGGTTGGTCGAGCTGGACTCCGAGAAGCTCCACGAGGCGATGGAGCCCGTGGAGCTGTTGGTGGGCGTCGCGTAGTTCAAGGTGACAGTGCCGGGCGTTCCGGCGTTGTCGACGTCCAGCCAGATGTGCGTGCCGTCGGAGAGCTGGGTCGACGCACCGCCCACCACGCCCAGGGTGGTGATCGGCAGGGCGTTGGCAATGAGGGCCGAGTCCGTGCCGAAGGAGACCGTGTCGAAGAAGATCGCCTTCTCCGTGCTGGTCGGGGTCGAGCCGGAGACGGTCCGCGAGGAGTCCCAGACGGTCGAGATGGTGGTGGCCGCCCCGGAGAACGTGCCGATCCGGGAAACGCGCTGGATGAGCGTGTCCGAGCCGATGTAGCTGATGCCCGACGCGGAGCCGGTGACGACCTGATACGCCTGCGCCAGCAGGGTCTTGGAGGACAGCGAGGCACCCGCGACGTACGTGGAGCCCGTGACCGTGGTCCAGGTGCCGTAGTCGCGCATCTCCAGGTTCCACTGGGTGCCGGTGACGGACCCCTGGACCTTGAAGAGGATCTTCGCCGAGACGACCTGCTGGGTGCTCGGGATTGACGTCAGGGCGTACCGGGTGAAGCCCTCGATGACGTCGTACTCGGTGGAGGTGGGCTTGGTGTTGCCGACCCAGATGTATGAGCCGTTCACGGTGGCCGCAGGGGCGTTGTTGCCCGTACCGGCCCGCGCTCCGGTGTAGTTGCCCGCCGTGTCCACCGAGCGCACGTAGGCGTTCGTGTTGGGGGTCGGGATGTTGTAGACGGCCATGGTCAGCCTCCCATCGGCCCGAAGCGGGCGGTGATCAGCTCGGCGATGGCCTGGATCGGGTCATCCGTCGGCTGGCCATCGCGCAGGACGCTGTAGGGCGGGCAGCCCACGTAGAACAGGCCGCCCCGCTCGTAGCCCACCACGAGCGTCCCGCCGGTCTCGTCAAGCTCGAACAGCTCCACCGAGTCGATCTGGATGGGCCCGTTCGGGGTGTCGTAGGAGCGGGGCTCCGTGAGGTCCCGAGCGGCCTCCAGGGCCGCCTGGGCACGGACCCGGGCCTCCACGACCGCCGGGTCCTCGTCGGTCCCCTCAGCGGCCGTGATGGCCTCCTGGATCTTCTGCTCGATCGGTGTCATCGGCTCGTGGTCACCGCCCTCTTCTGCTGGCCCGCACGGGCGGTCTGTTGGATCTTCATGAACAGGTCGTGGATGTTCTGGACCTGCGCCAGGTCCTTGACCGGGATCGTGATGTGGATGTCGCCGTAGGAGGTCTGGGAGCCCACGCCTCCGATGGCCGGGGCCGTGGTGGCCAGCGTCGTCTGCTTCTGGATCGGCGACAGGGCGTTGTGGACGGCGCTCTTGACCTGCGGGGCCTTCTTGTCGATGCCCTCGGCCAGACCGGTCATGATCGACTGACCGGAGTAGAGCGTCCACCCACGGCCGGAGAACGGGCCTTCCTTGGCCGGGGAGAACGGCAGCAGGTTCCGAGCGCCCTTGAGCACGCTGCCCACGGCATCCTTGACCGACCCGGCCATGTTCTTGATGCCGTTGATCAGGCCCTGGATGATCTTCTTGCCCGAGTCGTAGAGCCAGGTGGCGGCACCCGACAGGGCACCCATCACCTTGCCCTTGATCCCGGAGATCGTGGAGCTGATCTTGCCCACGGCGTTCGACACGGCGGTCTTCGCCGCGTTGATGCCGCCGGTGATCTTGTCCTTGATCCAGTTCCAGGCGGTGGACGTGGCCGACTTGATTGTGTTCCAGATCCCGGTGACCTTGTTCCGGATCCAGTCGACGGCCAGGCCGACGTTGGTCTTGAAGTTGTTGACCCGGGTGGTGATGAAGTCCTTGACCGCATCCCAGGCGGCCTTCGTGGCGTTCTTGATCCCGTTCCAGATCGAGGAGACCTTGTCCTTCACCGCCGTCACGACGTTGGACACGGTGGTCTTCACGGCATTGATGGCCCCGGAGACCTTGTCCTTCACCCAGTCCCAGGCGGCCTTGGTGGCCTTCTTGATCGTGTCCCAGTGCTTGATGATCAGGCCGGGGCCGGTGAAGTTCAGGAAGATGTTCTTGAGGAAGTCGATCGCCTTGGAGATCGCGCTCTTGATCCAGTCCCAGACCGCCTTCGTCGCCGTCTTGATTGCGCCCCAGACGGTGGACCAGAGCTGCTGGAACCAGGTCGTCTTGGTGGCGATGAGCACGATGGCCGCGACCAGCGCGATGATGCCGATCACGATCCAGGTCACCGGGTTGGCCAGCAGAGCCGCCGTCCAGGACCAGGTGGCCGCGATGGCCGGAGCGAGCGCAGGACCGATCATGGCCAGCGAGCCACCCATGGAGAGCAGGCCCGGACCCATGGTGACCACGGCAGCGCCCATCTCCCCGAACGGGCCCGGGAGCTGAGTGACCTTCTGGAGCAGGCCCTCGGCGTGCCGCTTCATCTGCTCCAGCTTCGCCTGGGGCGTGTCGTGGAGCTTATCGTTCATCTTCTGGGTGGCACCGGAGACCTTGCCCACCGAGTCCTTGGTGAGGTCGATCTTCGGGAGGATCTTGCGGACCGTGTCCTCCCACTGGGTGCCCATCAGGGCCGTACCGAGCTGGTTCTGCTTGACCGGGTCCTTGACCTTCTGGAGAGCGTCGAAGACCTGCTGCATGGCCTTCGCACCGGCCGGACCGCCACCAGCGATCTTCTTGCGCATGTCGTCGGCGTTCAGACCGAGGGACTTGTAGGCGTCCGAGGTGGTCTTGCCGGTGTCGATGGCTCGGAGGCCGAACTCCTTGATGGCGTCGGCGGCAGCGTCGGAGTCCCGGACGCCCGCCTTCATCATCTGGTTGATCAGGTTCAGGGCCTGAGGCCCGTCCAGGCCGATCTTGGCGAACTGCGGGCTGTACTCGTTCAGGGTGTCCAGCCAGTCACCGGAGGCGTCCATGCCGTTCTGGAAGCCCTTGGTGATGATGTCCATGGCCTCCTTGCCATCCTTGGCCAGGCCGGACTTCATCAGGGCACCGGCGGCCTTCGTGGAGTCGTTCACGTCCACGTCGAAGGCTTCCTTGATGCCCAGGGCTCCCTTGGTGATCTGTTCGAGCTGAGGTTTGGAGATGTCCTTCAGCCCGATCATGTTGTTACCGACGCCCTTGATGGCCTCGTTGACGTCCTCGATAGAGCCGCCGAAGCCCGAGCGGTACACGGAGCCCGCCGCGTCACCGGCCTTCTTGGCCTCGCCGGTGGTCAGGCCCATCTGAGCGGCCAGCTTGGTGTTGGCCGCCTTGATGTCCATGTTGTCGGCGATGCCCTTGGAGATGAGCGCACCGAGCCCGAGGCCACCGGCCCACTTGGCCAGGCGCTTGCCCATGCCCTCGGTGCTCTGGGTGACCTCGCCGTCATCGACCTGAGCACCGATCCGGACGAACGCAGAGGCGATCGAGAAGCTCATCCAGCCTCACCCCACTCGATAACCGGGGCCCAGCCGTCACGGGCTCCGTAGCCGTTCCCCACCGCGACGTCCGGGGTGAGTGCCTGCACGCGCTCGGAAGGCCGCTGAGGAGCCGCCTGGGGACGCCTGGGGGCAACGTCGGCACTGTTGTACGTCTGCATCGGGACTCCTCCTTCCTCCTCGCGCTGCTTCTCTTCAATGACCCTCGCCTGCATCACGCCCGCGTAGGCGGACATCCGCTCGGCCTTGGCCACGAACTCCCGGGCGGGCAGGCCGTAGATGTTGTCGATCCGGTGGAAGACGCTGAAGTCGCTCTCCAGGTCGTCCAGGTGATCGAGGATCCACAACGGCCAGACGGCCTGCCACCTCAGTTTCCCGAGGCGTCCTCCGACTCCTCGACGGTGAACATCGCGCCCATGACGCGCTTGGTCACCTGGTCGAGCATCTTCAGGTTGAACTTCGGATAGTCCATGAGGACCGCCATCAGCTCCTCGCCCAGCAGCTCCTGGACCATCTGGGCAGCCGCCTCGTCCTCACCGACCTGCTTGGTGAGCCACATCGCCTTGAGCGCCTGAGCGGCGTTGGGACGCTGCGGGATCGAGTAGACCTTGCCCTTGAGCCGGAAGACCTCGAAGGGGCCGCTGTCGGGCTCCTCCATGGCGTCCAGGTCGACGGCCTCCTCCGGCATGTCCTCCAGTTCCTTGGGACGCTGCGGGGCGGTGGCCTTCTTGGCGGGGCGCTTCTTGGTCTGAGTCATTTTTAAAATCCTTTCCCTGTCGCATGGGGAGGTGGAGCGGGGTCAGATCACGGGCTGACGTCGTCCGAGACCCGGATGGGCGCGATGGAGCTGGTGACGTAGTGGGCCCCGAAGGTCACGGTGAAGACCGACTGCTTGTCCTTCTGGTAGGCCAGGCCGACCTTCTCGGTCGACAGGGCCTTGCGGACCACGATCCGGCGGCGCTTCGAGTTCGGCGCGTAGCCGTCCACGATGACCGCTACGTAGGTCGGCTGGGTGGCCGAGGTGGCGTAGTTGGGCTCGAAGCCCTTCACCGAACCCGAGGTGGTGATGGTGCCGCCGTTGAGTGCGAGCTGGAAGTTGTCCAGCGTCGGCTCGGCCATGTTGGTCTCGACCGTGATGTCACGGCTGGTGAGCCGACGACCCACGACGTCCACCACCTGGTCGACCTCCAGGTTGGTGTACTTCTGGTCGACGGTCATGTTGACGCCGTCCATGGTGCCGCCGGTGGCCACCCAGGGGGTCGTCGGCGCGGTGGCGATGGCGGTGTCCAGGGGCTCGGTGGACCCGAAGGGGGCGGTGTACAGGTCCGCCGGGCCCATGATGAGGTTCGTGGTGGTGACCGGCATGGGTCAGCCCTCCTTCTTCTCGGTGGCCTTGGCCGCCTTGGCGGGCTCGGCCTGCTTGTCCTCGATGAGGAGGCCCTGGCGCTTGAGGTCGAGCAGCTCGCCCTCGGTCACCTCGACCTCCACGTCCGGCTGAATCGTGGTGCGGACCTTCACGAGAGGTCCTCCTTCCTCAAGGGCCAGCGCAGGTGCGCGAGGCCGGGGTGATCCTGGAGGCGGAGCATCTCCTCCTCGCGGACCGAGGGCGGACACGGGATGACCCGAGCGCCCTGGATCAACGCCTCCATCTCGCCCCTGGAGCCGTGCACGAGCACCTTGCCGCCGTAGCTCAGCAGCTCGCCACTGATGGCGCCCACAAGGGCGTAGAGGCCGTTCACGGCTGTATCCAGTGGAAGACGAGATCGAAGTTGAACCGGGCGTAGGCGGCCTCGTCGGAGTAGATCCTCCGGGGCTCGGACGCCGGATACACCGACAGGCACCTGGCCGTCGGATAGTTGCCCGGGAGCGTCAGGTCCCTCTGGACCGTGGCGTGGTCGTACGTCGCCGCACGGACCAGCTCGGCCAGATGGTTGGCCTTGCCCCACGGGGGCTTCGTGGAGCCCGGGTTGACCGCCCAGCAGTCGATGGAGACCACGGGCTGGGCCACAGGCACGTAGAGGTTCGGGGTGCCGCCGACGGTCATCACCTGGATGAAGCCGTTCGCCCACTTGGTGACGTCCTGGGGCAGCGACGGGCCGACCATGGAGGAGTCCAGGCCGGGGATCGAAGCGACCCAGGCGGAGGCCACCAGGTCGGTCGTAGGGACGAGTGCGGGCGTGGACATCAGCTCACCGTCCTCTGCTTGTAGAGGGCGGGCTTCAGGTACGGCTCGGGACTCTGGTGGGCGGTGCCCAGCTCCACGTCCTCGGCGTACTCCACGTCTCGGGAGCCCACTTGGGCCTCTTTGCCGGAGACCTCGGCGATGAGGGAGTCGCGCAGTCGGCCGGTCTTGACGGGCACGCGGTCCTTGGCGTCCTTCAGGACGAGGTCCGCGACCTTCTTCAAGAACTCCTCGGTGCCGGGTTCGAGATGCTGTTCCCAGCCCGGCTCCATCTTGATGTCCACGTGAGCGCGGTCATCTGCCACTGCGCCACCTCCCTCTCCGGGGATAGCAGTTGCGGCAGTCGGACCGGTCTCCCCGGGCCTAGTTGACGAGCCGCAAGTCCAAGCGGGTGTCCGGGGTGTAGGCCGGGCTCCCTCTACGTATGACGTTGTCGATCGCGTAAATCGTACCGGTCAGCTCGTCCTTGACGCGATCCCCATCCTGAACATCGACGTCGGAGCCGATCCGGGCCGTGACCTGCCGAACTACGCGAGGAGTCGGGTCCTCAGGGGTGGCCACGGTGGAGCTGATCTCCATGATGGAGATAGGTACGTTCGTATGTACGGGCGTATTGCTGTCCTGCTCGTCCCCGTAGGCGTCCGTGGTGGTGCCCCGCAGGATGGAGCAGGTGGTGGTGGCCAGGGCGTACACCGGTCACCTCCCCATGCCGAAGCGGCCCATCGGGACCCAGTTCTCCACGGCGTCGTTGGCCTCGGAGGACGGGTTGGCCGAGATGGCCGTGGAGCCGTCGATGAAGGCGCTCTGGACGTGCAGGGACCGGGACTTCAGCCAGGAGACCTTCTTGAGCGCCTGGCGGGCCATGGGGGCCAGCACGAGGGCGTTCTCGTTGAGGTTCACCGTGTTGCCGTCCTGGGTCAGCCCGGAGTAGTTCAGGCGTCCGAACAGATCGGGCTGGGTGGGGATCCAGGCCGCCTGGTAGGCCAGCGCGAGCTTCAGGTAGTGCCGGTCCCGCAGGCCCACGTACTCGGAGGTCGTATAGGGCCGGGCCGTGAACATGTCGATGATGTTCTGGGCCTGGGTGACCACGGAATCCGAGACGGTCTTCCCGGTGATGGCCAGAACGTCCGCAGCGCTCGCCCAGGTGCCAGAGGAAGCGCTCACGACGGAGACGACCTCAGACGCCTGCACGGTGGCCATGGAGGCGTCGAAGCCGTCCCAGATGACCGTGTAGTCGCCCGGGGCCTGGGAGGCGCTCACAGCCCACGTGTAGGCGTACAGGCCGGTCCCCGGGTGGGCGATGTTCAGCCCGGTGGGGCCCAGGATCGGGACGCTGTCCACGACCGGCACGATCTTCACCGTGAGGGACGTGATGTCCTCCGGCGGTCCACCGGCGTACTCGTAGAACTGGGCCTCCAGCGTGATGGAGGAGCCCTGGATCACTGACGTCATGGACGCCTCCTCACGGGGTGATGGTCACGGACTCAGAAGCCGTGACCGTGTTGCTGGAGCTGTCGGTGGCCGACCAGTTCGCCGTGTACGTTCCGGGACCGGGCTGGTCCTGGGCGAGCCACCGGTAGAAGTACTGGCCGGTGCCGATGTGCTGGATCTGGGCGCCGGAGGCCGTTAGTACGGTGGTGTTGGAGGCGTTCTTGATGGTGAGCGTCAGGCCGGTGACGTCCTGGTGCTCACCGCCCTGGTACGCCTGGAAGTCGACGTAGAGCAGCGACCAGTCCTCCAGGACCAGGTCCATCCGCTGGAGGTCCAGCAGCTCGGAGTCATCGACCTCGACCAGCTCCCACGGGCGCAGCTTAGTGCGTACCAGCATGCCGAACCTCCCTCTCGTTACGTATGTATGACTGTATGCGAGTCAGCTCAGTGCAGCCCAGATGGCGAGCACACCGGTCTGACTGTTGTTGCCCGGAACGATCGAGGCCGGGAGCGCGGTGAGGCCCGTAGTGGTTCCGTTCACGGCCCAGTCGACAATCGATGCCGTCTGACCGAAGACGTTGCCCGCCGCCGAGAGTCCACCGCCACGGATCAGAGAGGGCGGCGTGGCGGCGTTGAACATCAGGGCCAGCCAGACGAAGCCGGGACCGATGGTTTGAGCCGCGCTCAGGGTGGCGCTCTGGGGACCGTTGCCGGTCTTGGAGTCGACGTTCACCGAGGACAGCAGGGTTCCCGAGGAGCTGTAGAGCCCTGCGAAGTTCTGCCCGGCTACAGGAGAAGTCGGACCGGTCGACTGAGCCCACCACACCGTGGAGACCGTAGCGACCGATCGGACGTTAATCCGCGCCAGGTAGATGGAGCCGTTGGTCGCAGTGGTGTTGGTGGAACCCAGGGCCGGGTGGAAATTCCACGCGATGGCACCATGGTCCTGCGGCAGCGAGACGTTCGCCAGAGGCGGCATCGGCATCACGTGGTGTCCGGGCATTAGTTGCCTCCCTCGATGGCGTAGCGCAGGGCCTGAGTCGAGATGAGTTTGACCGTGGCCGTGGTGGTGCCCTGGGTATCGAAGTACCGGGCCCCGAGGACGACGTAGCAGTTGTCGCCCGCCACGGTCGGCGTGGAGCCGTCCAGAGTCACCCAGATCTCGCCGGTCATGTCGCGGTTGACGATGTCCAGACCGCGCTGGGCGTTGTCGACGGACACGGTCGCCACGGCGTTGGCCGTGAGCTGTCCGCTCTTGGTGTTCGCCATGTAGTCCTCCTCAGGGATCTCGTCAGCTCGCAGCAGCCCAGATGGCGGAGACGCCCGTCTGGGAGTTGCTGGCCGGGGTGATGGTGGACGCCAGGGCCGTCGCGCCGGTGCCGTTGACGGCCCAGCGGTAGGTCGCGGCAGAGAGGTTCACGACGTTCGCCGCTGCCGTCTGGCCGCCGAATCGCATGAGGACGGGCGGTGTGGCCGCATTGAACACAAAGGCCGCCCAGATGAACCCCGCCCCCACGACCTGAGGCGTGATGGACACGTTCTGGAGACCACTGGTGGTGTTCGCGTCGATGCTCGCAGAGGCCAGTAGGGTGCCCGCCGAGGAATAGATCCCAGCGAAGTTCTGGCCAGCCGTCGGCGTGGTGGGGGCCGTGGTGTGGTCCCACCAGATCTTCGAAATCGTGGTGGCCGCTCGGATGTTCAGGCGGGCCAGGTACACGGTGCCGTTGGTGATGGTGGCCGTGCTGGTGGCCATGGCGGGATCGCCGGACCAGGCGGTCAGACCGTGGTCGGCCGGGCTCCAACCACCCGAGGTGATGGGATTTCCACCCACTGTGGCCCCGGACGCCATGGCAACGAGACCGTCGATGGTGACGTTCTTGGCGGTGTAGATGGAACCGCTCTTGTACTTGAGGTCGATGTCCTGAAGAGCCATGACGCCCCCTTACGAGTAGAGCCGGTAGACATCGGACGCCGGAACCACGGGGATACCCCGGGACGCGATGCCCGCCATGATCGTCTGGAAGTCGGCCTGGGAACACTCGGTCGAGACCGTGGCCGCGCCAGTAGTGATCTTGTGGAAGACCAAGATCAGCCACCCACCAGCGAATTGGCACTTGTCCAGCAGACCGCCCGACGCCACGAGGTTGGCCGGGTTGTTCGCGCCCACCTGGGTCGAACTGATCGAGGACACTGCCCGGATTCGCATAGGCATGCCCGCCGGGAAGGTCTCCGTGGGATAGCCAGACTGGAACAGGATCGTCCGGCCTGTCGAGAAGTACCGCTCGGAGATCTTGTCGATACCAACACCATCAGTGGTCTTCTGGTATTCGCCGCCCGGATAGGCGATGGACTCCCCACGAAAACCGTTGCTCACCATCCACTGCTTACCGTTGCGGAGATCATCGTCCACCTGTGCTGCCGTGTACGACGTGTAGCGGTTGTCGTGCATGGCCGTCGCATAGGCGTGGAAGCCGATCTCCCAACCGCTGAAGTTCTGGAGCGTCTGGTTCTGGGCGGTCGTCATGTAGTTGCCCGTGCCGAGGTTCTGCACGATGACGTAGTTCGTCCCCCGGAACCCGTAGGTGTCCATGGCGGGCCGGGCGTAGTCGTAGATCGACTGGGCTCCGTCGTCGAAGACGATGCTCACCACGCCGTTGGGGAAGGTCGCGGTCGTGCCGTCGATGACCTCCACGGCCTGAACGTCCAGCGTGATGGCGTTGCCGTTGGTGGCGATGGCCTGGACCTGAAGGTCCGTGAAGCCCGTGGTGGTGCTCGGGGCGCCGTTGGCGCCGATGGTGTACGAGCCCGCAGCGGAGTTCAGCGAGGACCAGCCGAAGGTCAGGGTGATCCACTCTCCGCTGTTGCCGATCTGCGAGGTTCCACCAACTCCCCACAGCCGCCACTTGAAGTTGTTGGCCAGGCTGGAGGTACCGGCGAAGAAGTTGATGTCGCTGATCTTGGTGATGTCGTCGATCCGACAGATCAGGCGGATCGCCTTGTCCGTCAGGTCCATGGCGGGCATGGCGAACTTCCGGAGGTTGGCGGCCCCGGCGGTGGTGTTCGTGGTGATCGAGGCACACTGGGTGCCGCGCACGAAGGCCGCCGTGTTGTTCAGGTTGCTGGAAGCCGCGTTGTTCGCCGTCCAGCCGTGGCCGGACTGCATCTGGAACGACAGGCCGTTGACCGCAGGCCGCCATACCGGAGTTGTACGACTCGGGGCGATGACGCCATACGGGCTCACAGGTCCGCTCAGCCGTCCGGACACGGACAGGTCGCCCGTCACCGTTCCGCCGGACAGCAGGGACTTCGAGTCCACGTACTGCTTGGTGGACGCCTGGAGAGACGCCGTGGGGTCTCCAGGGAGGACGAGCGGCCCGGTCATGGTGTCGCCGGACTTATTCACCTTCCTCGGGTCTCCCGAGGTGTATCCCACAGCAGCCATGGCCGGGCCTCCCTACTACTTGGTGTCCGACTGGGGAGCGGTCAGCTCGTCCCGGGTCGGACAGTCACCGGTGGTCTCGTTGTTGCTGACCGTCATGGTCGTGGCGACCTCGGAGTCCACCACGGCGGGCACGGTCTCCACGGAGTACGTGAGGACCTTGGACACGCCGTCCCCGTGGTCCTCCACGCCGTCGAAGGAGACGTCGCCCTTGGCGTGCAGGCCCCGCTGGAGCGCCTCCTCCAGGGTGCGGAGCTTGTGACCGACGTGAGCTTCCTCGTCCTGGATCCAGGAGTCGAAATCTCCGACGGCCTTGAGGATGAACTGCTTGACGTAGCGCATCCCGTCGGAACCGTCGGCGGACCGCTTGGCCACCTCGACCTCCGGCTTGCCGCGAAGGGCCGGGTGCTGCTGGGCCTCGTCGGACCGCTGCTGGGCTACGTCACCGCGCTCGGGCGTGACGACGATCGGGGGCAGGGCTTCGTCCGGGACATCTCGACCCTTGCCCGGTCCGCGCAGGTCGACCTCAGAGACGTCCTTGTGCCCGTCTCCGTCCGTCGGAGCCGCTGTGGGCTCCACGGGGACCTGGACGGTCTCCTGGGCGTCCTGAGGGGCGTCTGCGCCCTTCGGATCGACGTCGACCTTCTGCTCGGGCTTCTTCCTCGGGGTCATTGCTGAGTTCCTCTCGTAGCACGAAAGGGGCAGGAGAGGTCGTCTCTCCTGCCCCTCTGCGAGACGCTTGCGGGCTCGGGCTACCTGCCAGTTACGGCAGCAGCTCCAGCACGGCGGCGGCGTTCGGGTGACCGACCGCGAAGGCGCGGCGGGCCCGCATCTTGAGGATCGACTCGTCGGTCAGAGCGGCGAGACCGCTGCGGCCGTCGATGAAGACCGACTCGGGGCCGGAGCGGACACCGAGCAGCATGAGCTGGGTGTTGACCACGAACAGCAGCGGGTTGCCCGTCGGGGCCGAGGTGTTGGTCGCCGAGGTCTTCGCACCGAGGGACCACTTCACCTGGTAGCCGAACAGGGTGTCCGGGGTCGAAGCGGTGCCCTGGAGGAAGATCGGGCGGTTCTGGGAGTCCAGGATCCCTCGGAAGCCCGCCTTGAAGCTCGGGTGGGCGATGACGGCGATGTTCGCCTCATCGAAGTAGTCGCCGGTCTCCAGCGCGCCGACGACCTTGGAGAGCTGCGCGTAGGTCGCGGCAGCACCGGTACCGGCGGTGGGGACGTAGTTCGCGTCGGCCGTGTAGCCGGTCGCGGCGTCGGTGGTGCGCAGGGTCTTGTAGACCGAGGTGAACGGGACCGTGGTGCCGTTCTGCGCGGCGGTGACGGCCAGGCAGGCGTTGTCCAGGGCCTTGGCGTACGAAGTCGCCCAGTCCTTCTGCTTGGTGGCGACGACGTCCGCGAGCGAGTCATCGATGTCCTCTTCGGCGATGCGGTCGGCGGAGCCGAACTTGTACGCGGAGAGGACGACCTGGTCGTTGGCCGACTGGTCCTCGGAGTACGCGCCGCCCTTGGGGACGACCGCGACGCCCATACCGGCCGACCGGGGCACGGACTTGGTGGCGGTGCCCATCGGGACCTTGCGGAAGAGGGCCTCGGCGGCGCTCATCTGGTTGACGCGCGTGATGACCTGGGAGTCGAACTCCTCGGGGATCCACGCCTCCATGGTGTTACGTGCCATGGGTTGCCTCCTCTGGGGCGAGATACGGACTCTTGCGACTCTGCCTCGCTGGTCCATCACGGGCCTGGAGGTCAACTACTCCCTCACGGGACCCGGGTCTCGCCGCCTCACGGGGCTTGACAACCAGCTCTATTGTGCGTAGCGGGCCGGGCATTGTCCACCCAACCCGCTACCTGACGTATGAACGCCTGTATGTACGTTCGGTCGTTCAGCCCCGCAGGGCCATCTGGGCGATGCGCTCGGCCGAGGAGAGCTTGCGGTCCCCGCTGGAGCCCTGTCGGTCGGCTCCGTTCACGCGACCGGCCCGGGTGCGCTTCTGGAAGAGGTCCGGGTAGTCGGCCCGCAGCTCCTTGATCTGGTCCTCCAGACCGTCGATGTCGCCCTCGTCATCGATGTCGATGGCATCCATGTCCAGCAGCTTGAGCAGACGGTCCGGCTTGCCGATGAGACCGGCCTCGGCCAGAGCGGCCTTGGCAGCGGTACGGACCACGAGGGGCTTGTACTTGGCCTCGACCTCGCCACGGGCCGCCTCGACGGCCTTCTCGACGTCGGTCTCCGCCTTGGCCCCGGTCTGCTTGGCGGCGAGACGGTGCCGCTTGGCCTCGGCGTTGGCCTTCTTGAGCTTGGCCTGCATGGCCTCGAACTCGGCCTTGGTCGGGGGCTCCCAGGAGTCGTCCTCGCCCTCGTCGCCGTCATCGTCCGACTCGTCGTCCCCGTCGTCCCCGAGGCCCTCGTCGTCGGCTCCGGAGTCGTTCAGGTCGCCTGCGCCACCTGCGATGGGGAAGATGGGTCGGCCGTCCGCCCGGTATCCCAGGATCGCCCATGGGGCGTTGGAGATGGGAGCGGTGCCGTCCTCGTGCTGCTGCATGTACTGCCTCCTCGCGGAGCCGATGTCCCTCACGGGACTTGTATGTATGTACGTGAGTCTAGGGGATGATCACGCGGGAACGGGAGCCGTCTCGGCCTCCGGGTCTCCCACGGTCTCCTCGCCGGTCTCGGTGTCCTCCGGCTCCTCAACGAGCAGACCGGTCTCCGGGTCCACCGGGTCGGGCACCATCTCCTCACCAAACAGGCCCTGGAGCATCTCGGTGATGACCTGCTTGGCCTGCTGCTCGGAGACCACACCGGTGCCCACGGCGTCGCCCAGGGTCTTGGCGGCGTTGGCCACCTGGGTGAACAGGGCCAGGCGGCCCAGGAGGTCGCCATCGTCCGGCAGCCACTCGTTGACCTGCTCGGCGGTGTAGCCCGCCTCCTGGAGCGCCTGCTTGAGGGGAACGCCCGCGTCCACCTTCGCCTTGATGGTCTGCCAGCCCGCAAGGTCGTCCACACGGGTCGGAGAAGCCCACTGGACCCGGACGGTGGCCCCTTCGAAGCCCGCGACCAGCAGAGCGAACTCCATCGCCTCACGCCACGTGGCACCGAAGGAGATCTGCCGGTTGCGGACCTTCTTGGTGAACGGCAGGTCCGCCTCTTGCCGGGACTCGCCGGAGATGGCGTCGCCGGTGGAGTCGAAGAAGTGGAAGGGTGTGGTGGTCACCTGGGCCATCGCCTTGACGTACCGGTCCATCGGGTCGGTGAAGACCTTCGGGTCGGCCACGGCGAACTGCCCGGCGCTCTTGACGTTCTTCAGCCACCACACGTCCGCCGGGTCGGCTCCCAGGGACGCCTTTTCGGGCTCGCGGGCCGTGGACGTTCGGGGCCGGTCCAGGGCTCCGTCGGCGTACTGGGACTCGTCAGTGTCCAGGGCGGCCGGGAACGGGAACGGCAGGTCCTCGGCGATCTCGTCCGAGTCGGTGTCCCCGTCGGCCAGCAGGTAGCGCTGGGGGAAGCCCTGATAGTCGATGGTCGAGCAGTGGGTGATGACGAGCTTGTTGATGACGTCCTGGGGCCCGTACGCCTGCTTGTGCTCCGGCGTGCCGTAGGGGCGGTCCGTCCGGAAGTGGAACATCGGGATCTGGTTGTACGGGTTGGGCAGCGGCCAGGTCGGGTCGTCCGCATCCAGGTACTCGACCCAGTCCTCCTCGCGGTCGCCCTTGGCCTTCGGGTCGCGCGTCACCCACTTCTCGATGCGGTCCCGGTAGTAGAGGTTGACCCGCATCTGCTCGGCCTCGCACCAGTGCTTGATGCCGAACAGCTTCCTGCGGGGGTTCTCCGGGTCGTAGACGATCCGGCAGTGCATCGGCGAGTTGTAGAAGATATCGACGTCGATATCCCCGTCCCCGTCGTCGTCCGGGCTGGGCCAGATGATGAGGTAGGCGTCGCCGAACTCCTCGGCCCTGCGGTGGACGTTCGGGGCCTCCAGGTCGAGCTGGTTGTC